TCCACCCACTCGTCGTATGCGATCCGGTCACTATTGGCAGGGTCGGGGGGAATGCTTGCACCATCGTTGGTGCGGATGATTGTGTCGTTGTCGGTGAGTTTGTAGTCAGCCATTTTATAGCTCCGCACTTGCAGTTGCGTGTCCAAAGTAAGCCGCGCCAGCGGTTAAACCACTGCTATCAAGCCTAGTCAGCGCCCTGTCCTGCGCCCCCCACGGCGCTGAAACGGATGCGGTGTCAGCATTTGTGGTCACTACGCTCCAATCCCCCGAAGTGCCGAGATACGAGTATAAGGCGACGGTCGGTGCGGCGCGTTTTATAACGGCAAACTGCCAATTAACTGCAATAATCGCCGTAGTGCTGGCGATGGCTATGAGAGCGCCCTGCTCTGTCGCGGTGCCGGGGGCAGTGGCTTGTTTATAGGTCTTCTCGTAATACCGCTGGCACTTAGCTAACTGCGTTGAGTGGGGAATACGCTCAAATTCGGTCGCCGCTGTCCCCGCTTCTACCTGAAGTTCCGTTAAGTAAAAATTGTTTGCGGCGTTGTCTAAAATATTCACGCCACTGTTTATACCATAACACTCCGCTGCGACCCATGCGTCAGCCGGGTCAGTGAAATTTGAGCCAGCAATCAGCGGGAAGTATAGACCAAGACCAATGCCATTTGTCGCACCGATCCATGTGCCCGATGTGTCCATGGCCACAGTCATCGTTTTGTATTCCCAAGTGTCGGCCACCGACACTGTGTATGAAGCGGGGTACGCCCTATTGTTCGCACCGTTTTTAACAATAACGCCATGCCCGCCTGTCTTGGGTGACTTGACCCAAAATGAAATAGTTATGGTTTTAGCTGCTGCTGTGCCAGCGGCCAAATGGGCTGAGTCGAACCCCTCTACATAGTAGTGAAAACCAGCAACGTCTCCCGCTGCTACTGAGGCATCGGCTGTAGTGCAGTCAAACTTCATCGAAAAACCGACATGCCCCGCTGGCATATCAGAGTCCTGCGTCACGGTAACTGCCGCCGTTGTCCCAGAGATGAAGTATTTGTATCTGTCGAGGAGATACACAGTGTTGGTCGGCGTTACGATACTAGTGCCACGCTGTGCAATCGCCATATCACCGTTGATAATGAGGTTCCTGCCAGCAAAGTTGTTGGCGGTGATGTCGCCACTTGCGGTCAAAGTCGTCACACTCGCCGCAGCAGGGGTGCCAGAGCCAAGTATTCCGTCCAAGGTGCCGGTGAAGCCGGTAGCTGTTATTTGATCGGTTGCAGTAATTGCATCGACATATAAGGCGCGCCACCGCACCCCGGTAGTACCTAAATCATCTGTACTGTCAGTGTCGGAAACAATCACACCACCAGACGTAAGTTGCGTGACTGTCGCCGCAGCAGGGGTGCCACTTCCTAAGATACCATCCAGAGTGCCAGTAAACCCGGTGGCGGTAATCTGGTCAGTTGCCGTAATGGCATCGACAAAGAGGTTAGCCCATCTAACGCCCGTGGTGCCTAAATCGTCTGTACTGTCGGTATCGGAAACTACATCGTCTCCGTGGGTTGCGACACCCGTCATAAGAGTGGTGCCGGACACCGTTGCATTCGTTGCAACAAACAAATTCTTTGCTACTCCAAGACCGCCGTCCGTGTGAATCGAGCCAGTAGTGCCCGACGTTGTGTCGGTGGCGTCGTCTACTGAGACAGCGCCCGAAGCGGTTATAGCGGCAGTCGTGAGTGCCCCAGTAAAGTTGTTAATAGCCTCTTCCACGTTCGTTCCATCACAGAACAAGACCATTGTTTTGCCGTTTGGTATGGCGATACCAGTACCAGAGGCGGTCTTTAAAGTGGCCGCTTGGCCCACAGCATTCTTAACAATGTAGATTTTGGAGAGGGCGGGACATACGACAGTGGCCGCGTTCGTGCCTAGCTGATCACCGCTGTCAGTAAGACTGAGCATTGCCGCTCTAGACTCTGCCGTAGTACCATTCGCCGTTGTGAGAGTATGTGAATTAGTGGTCCAAGTGTTGATAACGCTACGACCCGCGATAGCCTCTTCCACCATCGAAGTTATATTGTCATTTACTACGGTACCCCAAGATCCGTCTAACTCCCCCTGCGTAGGTTTAGCCAGTTTAAGAAGGGTGGTATATGTCGTTGCCATTTGTCTAACCCCGCATGATTACGTATATTATAATAGTGATATTAACATCTAAGGTACAGCTACATCTTGCCAACCCGGCGTTTGTGCGGTACTCACGACCGCCCAATTTGGTACCTGATCGGTATCTATGTCCCCCCAGACAAACACATCACCAACAGCACCGGTAGCACTAACCCCGGTTACCGCTATAGTTGCTCCGCCAGTAGCAGTCTCAGAACCGAGAGCAGTAGTGCCCGCTACCCCCGTGGCTTCAACAGTAGCATGAGTAACTACGGTAACAGAACCAATACCGCCCGTCGCAGCGGCGGCAGTTACCGCGATAGTCGCACCACCAGTAGCCGTCTCAGAACCGAGAGCAGAAGTTCCTGCAACCCCGGTTACAGCGAAAGTAGCACCGCCAGTAGCCGTCTCAGACCCAACAGCAGAGGTACCTGCTACCCCTGTAACAGCGATAGTCGCACCACCAGTGGCAGTCTCAGAACCGAGAGCAGTAGTGCCCGCTACTCCTGTAACAGCTACGGGAAGGGCGGTGCCCCAAGCACCGTCGCCCCAAGTGCCTCTTCCCCAACCACCTAAATCTGTGTTCGGCATAAGCTACAAAACTACGCGATACGGATTATCGCGTTACTTGCGTCTGCTGCGGGGAACGTAATGGTGAAATCGCCGCCGGAAGCAGTTTTATCTGCCCCAAAATCAAGTACCGCCACGGCTTTATCAGAATCAGTATCGTTATAAATCAAAGCCCCCCGCGCTGTAATTGATGCAGTACTCCAAGTAGTATCGGCAAAATCTGTAAACCCGGTAGTACCACTACTTGATGGGTCAACTCTTGTTAATGTATTGCCCCCTGCGGTGTACCCCGTACCAGATATTTCATTAGTCGTGCTATACGCCGTTGTAGCGGCGCTCATAGTCGCACTGGAGGTGTACAGGGCTATTTTAAAAGTGTCCCCACCACTATTTTTGAAGTTATGTACCGCCTCCAAAAGCTCTTTTTTAAAGGAAGTACACATCGCCTGTGTAATCGCCATTGTATTCTCCTAACTCACCGCTTGCCGGTATTGACCCGAACGATATGTGTCTTCTCTTAATTTACCGTCTCCGAGCATTTTTAACAGCCCGATAGCGTGCAGATATAACTTATCGTAATTAGCAATTATATCTGCTTCAGTCTTCATAAACCGTGCAGCCTCAATTAAGGCTCCATTTAAAAGGGCGGAATCAAACTCATCACCTAGCCATGTTGTGCTAGCGGTTACTATAGATTCAGGATAGTAGCCGTAGTGTAATTCCGTTGTGTACCCGCTATCAGGCGTTGGACCTAATATAATTGCGGAGTCCGAAAAAAGCGAATAGTGCGCTGGAACTCCGGTTGTGGTCGGGGTCGGGTATGCTTCCCGGATAAAATTAGCGTCTTTATTAATCAAATAAATATACGCGCCGCTATCATTTAAAACAGCTAAGCTGTACGTGTATAAAAAATCTGAGGGTATAGCTAAGTATTTATTCCCACTGGTTAAAGTACCTAAGACGTTCCTTCGCAAAGCGGGTATTTGCACAGTGTTGTATATTTTCTGCTCTGCTTGGTCAGTAAACATAGCAAGTTGGGCATCCGTGAAAGTCATTTCGCAGATATCTTGTATGTTTGTCTTTAACGTCGTGTAATCCATAGCTAGGCCATAGGTCCACGGGCGGTAGTACCCTTAATAGCAGCGCCGACACCCCGTACCTTTACGCCAGAGGTCTTAACCCCCTTCATGTCAGCCTTGATAGAGGAAGTCTTAACAGGTACGGGTGACCCCGGATTTTTCACTACCTTAACTTCTTCCATACCAAACACGTTCTTTGAATTATACATTTTATAACTCCTAAGTAATATCTACAGTAACATTCCCAACAGCCCCTACAGCGACTAGATCATCAGGGGTTAAGTTATATGGGTCTTTACCCCCACCAACAGGATTCCAACCCCACTGTACTCCTCGGCTACTATAAACACCAGATTCTCCGAGGCTTGTATCTGTTCGTGGGTCTCGTACCGCTTGGGGATCATTTATAGGGTACATACCCAATTTAAGCTGCGGGTGGTCTGGGTTCCAACAAGTACGGCAAGCTTTTATGTTAGTAGCTACACCCTTCCTAATTAAAACCTTCAACTCACGTAGTTTGTATTGAAACCCGCACACATCGCACATGGCGAGAACATTTTTAGAAGATGCGAACGCTACAGACATAGTTACACCCAAGCATTGCGGGGCACAAACCGTACAGAAGTCTTCTCCCGGTCCTCCCCTGCGGCTAAATCAAACTGGGCTTCGTACTCAGCCTTTAGTATGGGTAACCTAGGAGCGAACTCAGGAACTTTCATAGCAATCTGGTATGCAAGCCCCGCTACTAGGCTCGGCAAAAACCGAAAATTCATGTCGGAGGTTTCAACCCCACCCCCGGCGTCTTGAACTCGACGCATACGCCAGTAAACAAAAGTATAGTCGTTGCTATCTGGGACAGGCCACACGTTTATACGTGGCGCATCGCGCAGTCTTTCAATCCATACTTGTATTGGTCTGCCTTGTGTTAGCTTATTAGGTATAGACGAATATGTACTGACGCTGATCCTACTAATGTTTAAGTCAGATTGAGTAGCTGTTACCCCGGGATTTGTACGAACAGCCTGCTCTAATAGGTCGATAGTGTCCGCTGGGAGGAGATACTGACTGGTACCGCTAACAAGGGCTACAGTACCGCTATCAATAGTCCACATATTAATGCCACGGTTCTGCCACTCAATAGTGAGCAGATTCATGGATCTACGAGCAGTACGAAGATCATACCCCGAACGCATTTCACGCCCAGCACGTTCCCACGCCTCTTCAGCGATTTCCGTAAAGTCCATGTTAAAGGCGGTTGTGCCGGATGTCGTCATCTATTCCCCCACCCATCTTTAGCTTTTTGCCGCGCCTTCGCGGAGAGCTGCTTATAGTGATACAATGTTTTAGCCGTATTAGACATTACTTTACCCGTCATAAGAGCGCCATCAGGGTGTTTGTGCGTCCCACCTTTATGCTCTAGGCCGTCTTTAAAGTAATGTTTCATACCTTTTGCCATACAATACTACTTCCTAAATCTAGCTGTCTTGGCGGCTATGCGTTTTGGCTGCTTCACGAACTGTTTCCCGGCAGCAGTTCCCCGGCGCTTTGCTTTCGTGGTCGAGGCATACTCCTGCGGAGACAGCGTTTTTATTGCTTTCTCTGGTAGATATCGTTCCCCGGTTTTCCCCGAGGGTTTTCCTGATTTTGTGCGCCATTTTTGTTTAGTCCACTTCGACAACTTGTTGGCGGGCTTTTTCTTCCCTTCGTACGTACCACCTTCATCCTTGTAGTACTTAGTGGCGAGTTGCATGGCCCTAGCAGAGTGTTTACCACCCATCTTTGCTTTGGCTCTTGACTTAGCCGCAGCCCATTTAGCAGGGTTCCGCTTTGTCGCTACACCACCGGATTTGTAATACTGCCGCATTAAGAACCCTTCATCTTCACCATTTTACAGGGTCTCCCGCCCCTTGCCATGCCAGCACCACGGACTTTACCGCCGTTGGCGTACTTCATCATCCCGCCCATATTCTTCTTTACGGGCTTTTTCCTAGGAGATTTTTCCGTAGCTAGTTTATCCTTGTTATTTTGCCAATTAGCATAAGAGTCTTTGAACTCCTCGGCGCTTACAGAGCCGCGTTTACCCTTACTCGCAGCCTTCTTCACCCTACCGCCTTTTTTCATATCCACTGCTTGATCGTCGTCGCTGGGGTAGTCGTATTCAATCTCCGCGTTGGAAAACAATTTTCGGAATATCCCATCTGGGTACGGATCTTTTTTACCCGAGGGGTTTGCAGATTTGGGCGCAGATTTGGGCGCAGGGGGGGAGTTAAGTCGTGGCCTTCTCTTACCAACATTAAACTCTTGCTCGAAATCCTCACCCTTTGGTGGAGCCGAAGAGGGCCTGCTAGACCCAGAAGGACGCTTTTCAGATCCCCCCGACTCGCTAAGTCCATAACCAAGACCAGTACTAGCAGCAACAGCAGCAGCAGCAGCAGCCGCCTTAGCCGCAGGGCTCATGGTCTTCTTAAAAGGCGCAAGAGCCTTAACCGGGGGCTTCATGGCCTTAACCGGGGGCTTCATGGCCTTAGCCTTGGGCTTGGGCTTGGGCTTGGGCTTGGGCTTGGGCGTAACCTTAGCCGGAGGCTTCATGGCCTTAACCGGGGGCTTTTTCGGACCCTCAAGGGTTTTATTCTGCCTTACGACTCTATCGACAGCACTTTCTTGAGCCTTAGCCCGAGGCTTCATGGCCTTAGCCGCGTTGTTGGCCGCCTTTT